CCTCTATATCATAAGTAGCTTTTAAATGCACATTCTCTAAAACTTTAAAAGAACCCAAATTCACGGAATTATCCATCGCCTTTTCCTCCAATAAAAAAGCGAAGGAAGTTCCCTTCCTCCGCCATTAAAAGTTTTTAAATTAGCCTGCACTACCTTCAAGGTCGTACTGTACGAGCTTCATCATATCACCATCCTCAGGACGGAGAACAGTGAGGTTCATATTAAATACAGCAGGGTCGCCCTCAGCTTCCAAAGTAATTGTATTCTCAGAGGTCATCTTGGCCTTCGGAATAATGAACTGGAAGAACTGGTCGGAGCCGTCAACATCAGAACGAGCATAAGTATCACCCTGGACATAATAAGTACCGGGGAACGTATCACCAGAAATGACGATTTCAGACTTATCAGCAGGAACAGTATAATCAATCAAAACTTTTTGACCGCCTTTGCTGGCAATAGCAGTATTAATTGCCTCTAATCCCATAGTAGCAGTATCGGAAGAACTTCCTAATACCGTACCATCTTCACCAGTAATTTTCCTTACATTTAAGCCCCTGGTAACTGCCGCGGAGAAGAGAATCATATTCGCTCTCGCTGTGGTAGTTTCCTTCATATCAACCTTAACACGCTCAGAACTACCAGTAGTAGAATTATAAAGATCAACCATAATATAATCAATATAATCGGTGGCCGCATCAATAACACGAGCCATAATTGTACGAGAAACCGTACCACTAGATTTGGGAGTGGCAACGCCATTACCAAACATGATAGCCATAGACTTGGCAGAGAACAAAGCGTCTTCAATAGATACTGTGATTTCCTTGCCATAATCCCAGGTTACAAGCTTAGGGTTACCCTTACCACCACGAGCATCAACAGATTCCGCGGTCTGCTCAATGGTAGAAACTTTTAATGTATCAAGGTATAATACGGGGTCGCCCTGAGTACCATCAGGCTTAATTTTATAGAAAGTAACATCTGCAACCTCTTTAATACCATAACGGTCTAAAATACTTGCCATGTATAATAGCCTCCTAATTATTTGTCGTTATTTTTATTCATCCAATACTATACTTTAATTTTTTTACTATCCGCGCCAGCGAGTAAACTTCGAATATCAATATCATATTTTTCTTTCTATTGATATTTCTCAACTAACTTTTTAGACGCTGCATAGCTTATCTCTCCGATATTAAGTGGATTTAAACCAATACCCATACAACAAATTGAGATTAAAGTTTCTTCAAAAGTAATTCCAATTCCTTTTTTAGCTTTAATTCTATCTCGATAACGTGCTTTAGCTTTCATTTCTTTAATGCGCGGGTTCTCATTTGGATTAGGAGGATCTAATTCTTTATCTCCAAGAGATCTTCTTATCGCGTTCTAAAAATCAAAGAAATTATCTCGATTAATAATTCTCAACTCATTCATCATATTTTCAATACTAGAAATCTTTAAAAATTCTGTTTCTAAATTTCCAATAACAATACTACCCGCCGCGTACTGTAAACTAACTGGTTCATGCAGATATAATTCAAAACTATCCAAAACTTTCTTCTCAAAATCTTTATTATATTGTGAGTTACCCATTATATAAGTAAAAGGATCGGGAGGCTTAATAGACTTGCCTTCGTTGTCTATTTTATCCACAAAATAATCTTCTAATTCTTCCTACGAAATAGTAAGAAGATTAATTAATTGTTTTGTTTCTTCTTTTAAAACCTAGTTAATAGTAGGCGGATAAATAGTGCAGAGATTTTTAAATTTCTATGGTATACATAAAAATGGCTCAATCATAAGAAGTTAAGTAGAAATACTACTCATAAGCACTAATTTCTTCAGTTAAGAAGTTTAAATCAAAATCTCCACCATCTAATCTGCCTAAACCATTAATAGTTTTTCCGTTTAAAGACTCCTATATTTCTCCTAAAATAGCAAACGGGCGCAACTATACATCTTTAATTATCCACTACTTAAGCGGAACAAAAACTTCAATATTAATTCTTACATCTTTAAATTCATTATTCTCGGTATTTTGACGCCCGCGTGTAATACGCATAGTAACTATTGAATGAGCTGTTTCTTTTGGACCAACACGAGGAATTATTTTTACTAATTTCTCAAAAATCTCATTCTGTATCTAGTCCTCTGTTAAATCAGGCTAATTTAATGGATCTTTATCAGTATAATATAATAACTTAAGTAATTTCTGATTAGCTAAAAGCCGTTTCATAATTTTTTGCGCATTTTCGCCCAAATCTCTACAATTACGCACGCCCATTAGCTTTCACCACCCTTATTTAACCAATAAAAATCATTCGGATTGTCGCCCTACTTCTATTCTGGTATTGGAGAATGGTCGTAGATATAAATAGGGTCAATACTTACATATTCTACTCCAGGAGTAGACTATCTGTCATAGCCAGTAACTCTATAAGCCTCTAATAAATTATCTTCTCCAATTTCAAAATAATCGTCTTTTCTTAGGTCTCCATTAGTAGGTATAACCATAAAACTAAGTTTTAAATTTTCTGAATATATAGTATCCATACGACTACGAGAACGAATTTCATCTTTTAACATATTATCTTCTTGCCCATAAAAATAAGCTAAAGTTGAAAATTCCTATCCGTCTCTCTACCATGTAATCGTATGAGTCATCTTCAATATAACATAACGATTATAACCACTAGCTTTAATATTTTCAAGCCAGTATATCATCCAAGGAATTAATTCTAAATCTTTATTTGGAAGGTAAAGAATAGTTCCATTAGGGATATTTAAACTTACTCTAGTTAATAGATACGCGCGCGTCTCTGTTTCATCTTGTTTATACCGTTCTAAAAGTCCAGGGTGCTCCTAATCTTGATAATCGAAGTCAACCCTATAAGCACTTTTCATTAATAAATTTTCAAATTGACGCTCGCGCTAGGTCTAAATTCGGGACTAATAATTTAACCCATATCTATTTAACCGTTTTAAATAAATATCTTCAAAATAAGTCATTTATTTTGAAAGTAAACCCATACATTCAAATATGGTTTTACGAAAATACTCATAATCTAAGTAACGTAAAGAATTGGTTTTATTAATTAATTCTAACCAATTAATTGTGCGCTATTCTTCTGGGAAGCCATAAAGTTCAATAATAATAGAATCAAGAAATTTCTCCCAATCTCTATTTTTTTCTTTTTCACAAAGCAAACCAAAATATTTATTTTTTAACTTATTAAAATAAGCTTCAGTTAAAATCTCACTAGTATTATTCATTAATCTGTTCCGGCTAATGAAGTAAAATCAAATGGCTTACCATCATAAGACCTATAATAAATTCTTTCAAGCTTAAGCGCATTGTATTTTTCTTCAGTAAGCATAGACTAAAATTTTGCTAATAAGTTTGCCTGTGAAAAATCTCGTTCTTCATAAAGAGGCTTTACATTTTCCCATGTTAAAATAGTTCTGTTTAACCACTCGCATTTCATGTAAGTAGCTAAAATCTAAATCTCTATATTACTTAAATCATTCTCAAAACCAAAGTCCCCACGGTCAAGAGAAGTTCTAGGGAATTTAAACCAAGGAATTGCTCCTTCTAAAAGCTATCTTAAATCCTAATTAACCTCATCTTCAGTCCAAAATCCCCATTCATCATCCAATAATTTTGCTAAAAAAGCATCATATACAGTTTGATAAGAGGTCATATATTAAACCTCCATTATTTTTTTGCAGCTTTTGCAGCATCTTCATCCTTTTGGTTTTCTTCAAGAACTTTATAAACATCAATCATCGCACGTTCTTGTATATACTTTTTCTTGTCAATGCTTGGAGTAATCTTATTATTAATTGCATATTGCGCCAAAAGCACAATCTGCTCATTAGAAACTTTTTCTAACCCTTCCTTAAAATCATGGAACGGCATTACAGTAAGATACCGCTTCATCTGCGCCTCATTGAGAATAATAATATTTACTGGCTCTTCCGCATCTTCCGGTTCAAGACCATATTCTTTCTTAACTTCCATGTCTTCAGTATAAAGAATACCCTTCTCAAACATATTGCGCGAACCAGTATCATACATCATCGCATCAAAAATATCATGCGATACACTAAACTTATCTCCCTTCTTCAACCATGTATGCGTAAAGTGAATATCAGGTAACGTAACACCAACACGAGCATTAACAGTATTAATAATAGTAACTTTTCCTTCCATAATAGAATTCTCCTTTTAACTCCTTAGATTTTTAAAATAGGGGAGGGGAATCGCCCCTCCCCTTAGATATTAAATTAAATTATATACCATAGGGATTATCCATAACGGGGGTCTAAATGGCCTGATTCTGGTAGATACCCCAGTTGTTATAACTGAGAATACCGCAGCCCATTTTCTTCCAAACATGGATTTCCATAGAATTATCATAATTGTCATGGTCCTTAATCTGGGTTTCGCCCTCAAGAACGACCTTTACAACCTTCTCACCACCGGTGGGGAGAACGTAAGCGATAGAGGGGTCAATCCAAACCTTATCGTTGTTCTCGTCAACAAAAGACTGAGGAATCTGAACGATAGGAGTACCACGGAACAGATTAATGTATCCAGTATTGTGGATAGCATCAATATCCTGAGGATGATACACACCACCATAATTGCCAGAAGCAGGAATAGGAACGATGGCATCAGGACCCATAGCAGCCACGAATTCAGGTGGCGCAAAGATTACGGCATTCTGGCCATACGCACGAACTACATTGCAGAGAGCAAACATATGGTCGCTATTCCAAGCATTATCTGTATATACAGTAGAACCAGGACGCACAGCATTCAAAGAAGCACGCAGAGCCTTCTGAACTTCGATAAATACAGCATCACTGAGACCTTCAACGATGATGTCCATTAACTCGGCCATATCTTCCGCACCGTCAAGATAACGGCAGAAGTCGATAGTGGCGGCACCACCGATAGCACCCATATTCAGCTCGAAGGTCTTGTTGTCAAGACGGAAAGCTTCATAGACACCAGAAAGACCAACCTGAGTTAAGAACTTGCGGGCACGCATCTTACCAGTACGAGTACGGAAGATAGCCTTTGTACCCTGGGGCACGCTCTGAATCTCAGCAAACTGACCCATAATATCAATGGCCTTGCGAGGCATAACCTCATCAGCAGTCTTAATTATAATATCATAAATATCATAACGATTACGCATGAACTCATTCACGGAACCAGCCATCTTGCGGAACTCCTCACGAAGAGCAGTTTCAACATTCTCATAGGAGAAGTCAGCAGGAGCGGTACGATTTGCAGCATGAAGAGCTAATTCATAAATTCTCTTATCCATTTCTATATCCTCCTTTAAGATTACGCCTGGACGCAAACAAGTTGCACACCATAGGTGCCATCGGGCATTGTGAAGCCATTACGAACCTTAAGGACAGGACCATAAGTAGGCTTAGTAGCACTGAGCTTATGCGCGCCATCAGTACTAATACCAGCATAAACAGCAGTGGTAGCAGCCGCATCAATAGCAGTCTTTAGAGCAGCCTCAGTGGCAAACTCGCTATCATCATAACTAATACAATTTGTGGTATATCTATCACCAACAGACAGATAACCAAGACGAGGAAGGAAAGTATCATTTACGAAATTCTTCAAACCAGGCTTTCTCTCGTCATACATATGCTCGGAACTATAAACCAGAGCAACAGGCTCGGCTTCAGTGGCACCAGGAAGACGGACTTCACGCTTTACTTCATCAACAACGAGCAACATACCGTTCTCAAGAGCTGTGGAAGCAAAACTTGTTGCATTGGGCTTGCACTGAGCCGCAACGCGACCGTCACGACGGAAAGCCACTTGGTTTAATTCAACCTGACCGTAACCATCAATAACTAATCTCTTTAAAGACATTTTATATTCCTCCAAAGTAATTACTTTTTATATTGGGACAATAATTCACGTAAGCCACCATCGTCATTGCCCGCAGCAGGTGTGGGAATATATTCAGGGGCCTAATTAAAAATAGAGAAATTACTCTTTTTAAGAGCATAGGCCATATCTTTATCCAAAGAAATTTCATCAGCATATTCATCAATACGATTCGTAAAGTCTTCAATAGCCTCATCACTAAGAACAGAACTATAAGTATTAATAATAGCTAACTTCTTTTCTTTCTCAACAGCAGCCTTATAATCTTTCAAAGAATTAACTTCTTCTTCGAGAGCAGAAATCTTCTCATTGGCAGCAGTATAATTGCCTTCGACAGTTTCTTTCTCTGTATTTAAAGTAGTCAGATTATTCTCTAACTCTGAAATTTTGGTGCTATATTCTTCAATTTTCGTATTCGCTTCTTCGACGCTATTATTCGCTGCGAGTTCAGCTTCAATCGCCGCACTAAATTTCTCATTCACTAATTCAAAACTATCACCATTAAGCGTACGCAGAGCCTCAAGAGCATTTTTCTCAGACTCGGTTACAAACATAGCATAAATAGTCGTAAACTCACCGAGTACGACCATATTATCTTCATCACTCTTAGTGTATGTAACCCGCGCATAACTATTATTCTCATAATTATATACAATGGCATATTCATCATATATGTCTACAATAGCATAGTCAATGACCCAGCCATTTTCTTCATTATAATTAGAATTTAATAAAGTCCAGATGGCATCAAATTTTTCCCTATCAGAAACCTTAAAATTCAAAGTCATTTTTGATTTTCCTCCATAGGAATACTTTAGAACATACTCATTTAATTTCTCAATTAACTCTGTGATCTGCGCGACCGCATCCTAACGAGTAAAGAAGCCGGCGCCCTCAAAGCAAGGCTCTACGTCAGTCCCTAGCACTTGAAGTCCAAAGAAACAGGCATCAGTAAATTTAAAATAACGAGAACCGTTATATACAATCCATTCTCCTTTTATAGAAGGAGGGAATAATTCCATAGATTGTGGTTTACCAACTATTTCGCTTGCTTCTTTGTACATCGCAGTATAAAGAATAACATCACAAGCCGCATAAGTGCGCGTAACCCCATCATCATCTATATTCGTCTCCCAAGCAAAATTGTTATCTACTGGGACAACGCCATAGATGCGCCCATACTCATTACTAGGACCATGGTCAGAATAATCTTGCTCGCCCACATCGTATATACCCTTAACTGGCGCATAAGGAAGTGAGCTTATAAGCTTTTCTGCAAACTCATCGGAAATAAAGGAACCATTACGATTAGCACCCTTATAAAAAATCCGAACGCGCGCCCTCGACAAAGTAGGAGTAAACTATTCTAAAATATTATAAATTGTTACCGGGAACTCAAAACAAGGTATATCATTCATTATTCAGAGCCTCCCTAAGAATCTAATGATACTTCGTTTGCTATAGTTTTATCAGATTTTTGGTCATCCGGTAATTTCGGACGTCCAACTTGTCCAGAAGATTGAGTATAGGAAGATTCTAATGGTACTAATAGCTCTCTTAATTTCAACGCATTATTCTCTACTTCCTTAATATTGGCTAAATCTCTCTATGTAAGCCCCTATGCAAGCGCTGGAAGTAAGAAACTATACCCACTTTGCGCGAGCTTTAAGGAATCTGTTATATATTGAGATTCATTATAATAAGTAATAGGAAGAATAGTAAATTTAAAACTAAGATTTCCATTACTATACTTATCATTTAATAAGTAGCTAATAAAATTACTAAACTTATTAGCTAAAAACATCATTAAAGCAGTATCATTTTTAATTGAAATTTCAATACTAAGATTACCTGTCGCTGCGAACAACTAACTACTTACACCAGCTTGACTATAAAGATTTTGAATATTCTTTTCTAATACATTATTAGTATTTTCATTAGTGGTTTTAGAAACAACCGAATCTACATCTGCATAAGTAGTAAGAACAGAAACATTCTTATTACCTTTCATCATTTTTACGGTGCCTTCATGAATAATTTTAGCTTCTTCTGGTTCAAATAGTAATCCGCCATCAGAAAGATGAGGAATTTTTTGTACGATTATCTTTCTTATTTCTTCCAATTCTTTTTCTCTATCTGTTTCAACTGCATTATCATAATTAATACATGCAGGTATAGTAGTTAAAAAGAACGGCCTACAGTCAAACATATAAAAACATATACCAATTTTAGTAGGAACAATTACCCAAGGGTCATCTTTAGGAACTATCCCTTTGGACCATTTCTTATAATAACTGGTTATTATTTTGGGATAAATTTTTAACGCATATTCTTTTGAATCTTTGTCTGTAATAGTATCAAAATAAGAAACATTGAACTCTATTATATCATTACCTAACCAATCTTTCGCACGAGTGCGGCAATAGTTAAAAGGTAAATCCATAATAGCAAAATTATTTCTATCATTTGTAAGAATAATACCATAATATACTCCATCAACCAATACTTTCTAACTAATATCAGTTAATAAAGTAGGTAATTTCATATTCTCTACATAATCAAGCGCCTTATTATACTTTTTGATAGTACTGGAATTGGAGAGATTCTTGAGCTTATCGCTATTAGGCACTAAAAGCCCTATGTATTTCAAAAGCGTTGCATAGTAGATAATAATTCTACGATAAATTCCATCTCGATAGAAATAATGTAAGGAAAGTAACCGCTGTCTTTCTTTTGAACCAGAACTAATAATTTCTGCAACTTCTTCCATCGTATACTTCTTGGCTCGTAAGTTCCAACCAGTTATATTAGTATAGGACTTGCTCCAAAAAGCATCTGAAGTAGCTACCATTCCTTCCTACGCCTTCTAAAAGAGAGCAAAATCAAGTTTATTTTTCATTTAAATTCCTCCCGTAAAGAAGACTAATTGTCGTTCAGATCCAGAAGAAAATCTACGCTTATGCTTAAATTGTTCTTCTTCAATCTCTTTAATGCGCCATAATCCATAAGCAAAAGCGGAATATTTATCTTTCGGATAATGCGCATTAATCTATTCAAGGACTATATCTAATCCTGTGCCGCCTCGCTTTAATCGAAGATTTGCCATCTCCTCAAAAAGCTTGGTGGTCATCTCATGCGGCAATAATCGTTCTACTCGTTCACGCAAAGACATTCTCTAACCTACCTTTGTTGCTAATAACATACTGCGCGCGTCCTATTCTTTAATAAGAAAACGCACAAGTCCATTATTTACACGAGTATACGCATTGCCGTGTATTTTAGAGTTAAGTGGCCCGTTAGCTTTAAGAGAATAAAGGATAGTAGGGCAATTCTTTGGCTAAATTTTTTTATAATCATCATTATTAAAAAATCCCAAAGGCCCATATTCTACTCCATTATCATCTATTTGGGTCTAAATCATAACATCAGCCAGTCCAACACCCAAGCCATTACAATCTATCACTACTTCTCTTGGCTAAAAATCGTTAACCAATCGTTTAATATCAATAGCCTGCTCTTGAAAAGTCTTTTTCTCTGCCTATCTACCAAGTATAAAAAGATTTACAAGCGTCGCATAGTGCTTATCTTGAATTATATTAACGCGCCAAATACAAGCAGCAGTTTGGTCAGAAAGTCGCCCAACGTCCACTGAAATTAAGTAATACTAATTTGAACCAACTCTAAAATTTGCGTGCTTTTCTGGATTTTTAATTTTTCTATATTTCTAAAGCTTATCAAAATCAAACCAAGATTCGTCTCCGCCACCAGTCCAAATAGATAAATACTCACGCGCAAAAGTCTCTTCGTTAAAAGAAGGACTCATTTTAAGCTTATTAACGAAGTCTCGCGCAAGTAACCCATGCATAACAGGCACTCGATAATCGCATCCAAAAACAAAAGTCGAGCTGGGATTAATAATAGAGTCAACAAACATATCTATAAGTTTTATATATGCAAAACTAGTCTTCAACCAAGCAGAGGTCGCGCATATCTATTGCTGATTGGGTTCTTTCGGGTTAACCGTTCCGTCGGGTAAACGACGAGAAACGTTCATAAGAGGAAGGACGACGGTATTAACTAACTCCTCGTCATGAAGCTTAATTTCGTCTAGGAGTCCTCCATGACGACGACCGCCCAATGAACTTTCTAATGCGCCGACTACATCGAACTAGCTTCCATTGCGAAAGCGCAATGTTACGTAATCTTTCCCATAATTACCTGGGACTTCTGTTAAATCTCCGCCTATTACTTCTCGGCGCAATAATGGCCAGGCACGGAATATTTCGGTTAATTTTTCTTTCGCAATTTGCGCTGCCTACGCTTTCATGGGCGCGCAAATAAATCGTTTGGTGCGCGGCATAAAGATACACTATAATACCATTCCAAGAATAGTAATAAAAGATTTAGAGAACGCACGACAAGCCGTAACATAAACATTTTTAAATCGCATGACCGCGCGCAAGAAAACTCGCTAGTAAGGAAATAA